CTTGTAGGTATGCTTCCTGCCTCTTGGTGCGTTCAAGTATGGGTTCTCATCCTTTAGATCATCTCTCATATAGCCTCCTAGTATTCATCATCACTCTCGATTGCAGCGGTTAATAACCACTGCCCTTGCTTACCCCTACTGCCCCACTTCCATTGCCTTCTGGAGTCCTCCAGCAGCTTCGTAGCTGCCGGAATACCCCTCTTTTTCTGTACCCTTGTGATATAGAGATGAGCGGCATCTGCATCGGTTGTCCGCAGCCTTAACAGATACCTGATCTCGCATTCATGTCTAAACTTCTCAGTGCTTTTCATTGTGCCTTCCATGAGCGGCATCCAGACTATCGGACAGGTAGGTCATGATTGTTTCCTTACTCACTCCAGACCTAATACTGGCAACAGCAAGGAAGGTGACTATCACCGGGATGATGTCGTCAAACGATTCGCCAGCAACAGCCGCATCAACTCTCTCGATCAAATCAAGATAGGCGCTCATGAGTCTAAAGGACTAGTATCAAATCCTGCTATGGATAGGCACTTAGTTGCCGCACCCAACAGTTCAATCGCATCCTGCGTCCTTTCCTCAAGCAGAAGCTTATGAGCGGTCATGATGGTATGCGCCATTATCATCCCATCCGTTTCAATGTCGAAGGGGCTGTCTCCAATCAGATATGGGTTCATTGCCGCTCCTCGTTGGTTGAGTTAAGTTTCTGCTGGTTCAGTTGCTCCCAGTCATCATGCTCCGCGATGATCTCATGGTAGGTCTTTTCTACACCCCGAAGCTCCCGCAGGACTGCTGCCAACCTGATGTACTTTACCTGCAAATTGATGTACTTTACCTGCAAATCCTTGTACTTTCTTACCGTCTCATTATGATCTGCGACCATCTGCTCATCTGTCATTTCTACCAGTTCTTTTACCATTTCAAGCCTCCGTTAGTTTAAATTGATTCCGATCAAAAGGACAGATAGGCAAGCCTTGCTCTGCCCAGATCCTGCTTACCCTTACGATATACCCACAGCAAGGACACTGAGCCTTCAGCATACGGGTCGTTTGTGTAGGTTTCTTTTTCATGTCACGCAATTGCTATAGGTTGAGATCAGTGCAATGGTCAGGGTTATTATTAAGACCACCAGATACCCGATAACGTCTGTCATGATGCCTCCCTCGTGCGATAGGCAAACCAACCCCCATCCCTGCGCTTCCAGATTGTGTATTCAGTCCCAACCCTGAGACTCTCCCCGCATCCTTCTGCGTATTCTAGGCTACAGAAATACCCTCGTACCCTCTGGGTATCGATCCTCCTCCCCGTTGTTACAGTGTAGTCATGCCCTGTTTTAAAATGCTTCATGCTGTCTCCTTTAATATCCGATCTTCCCGTTGAGCCTTTAGAATTTGGAACGCATCTTCCTCTTGATGTTCGCGCCACATATCTACATAGCAATTAATGGTGTCCCAAGTAACGCCATGATTAGCATCATGCCTACGCTCTATCGCCCTTAGAATCTCCCTAGCATCATCATCACTCATCGGAGAGTAGTCATTGCCGACACATTCCTGTACATCAGAGATATGCCAATGCAGGGATATCCAGTCAGGGGAAAATGCCCGATCAAGTACCGATTGCACGGCATCTTTTGTAACCCCTTCAGGTACTTCTATAAAAACTCTCATGGTTTTCATGCTTCCTCCTGTTCTTTGCGCCATTTGTATACATAGTCATTAATTACGCCCTGATTTATTCCAATATTTGCATCCCGCGTATAGTCTAAATCATGCAAAATATCCCTAGCATCCTCATCAGAAATAGACATCTCGCCAGCAGCATCTTGTACGTCAGTAATATTCCAGTGCAGCGAAATCCAGTCGCGTGAAAATGCCCGATCAAGCTCATACTGCGCGCATTCGTCTGATACGCTGTCCGGTACTTCCACTATTATTTGCTTCATTCCTAGTGTCATGATTCCTCCAATATGTAATGACTAATTTTCCAATCAACTGCATCCCAACCACATTCTGCGGCGATACCCCCATCGAATTCATCCGTATAATAAAAGCAAGTGAGCCGACCCTCCTCTGTCTTGCAATCTGCCGACCATTCAACAACCTCCCCATCATCCTTGCCCGTGGGTTGGCAGCACATAGACTCGACCAGCTTGACCGCGTATTCTCCCGCCTTCTCAATAGCCTCTGCCCTATCCATCATGCCCCCCTTTATTCTTGTACAAAAAGTAAGTCCCAACATATCTCGCCACTAATCATTTGTTTATTTATTTTGTTATAACGCTCCATAATCTCGCCATCCTCAAGCTCATAAAACTTCTCCTTAACCGAAAGCATAATGAGAAGCATTGCTATGGTATCCCCTCCTGTGAGCGTTCCAATAAACCGCTGCAATCTTAAAGCCCCCTCTAAAGTCCTTAGCTGCTTTAATTCATTCTTATCATAATCATCCATCATGTCGCCCCCTATACATCGTAACGGTGGTGGATAATGGCAATCACTTTGTTAGCCGATTCCCCTTGCGTAGTGGTCACCCTGTGACAGAAGTACCCCCCTGCCGCTTGATGGGTGTCTCTGTACACCTGCGGGAGCAGCCAGTCTTCCGCATCCTGCGGGGTGAAGTCATCAACCCAACGGGTAAGCAATACATACTGGTCTGATCCGTCCGCACCATGACTAATTGATCCAATTGATTCTGACAAAATATCAAAGTCGTTATTATTTAATTCGCTGTCCTCGATCATGCTGCCTCCCCGATTGTTTCCTTGAGTGTCCTGCCCTCATTGTCCATATCAGAAGGCGGGGAGATATGCACCACATCTCCACATGGATAGGCATTTAAAGCTTGCTCCTCTGCATGATCCTCATCTTCCGCCCAACATTGAAAGAACATCTGAAACTTGTCGCCCTTGTCTTCGTGTAGGCTTACTAGGTATGACTTCATGCTGCCTCCAGTTGTCCGTTAACATTAAAGGTGTAATCATTGCAGTCAATAACTTCCAATAGATTTTCCTTGCTGTTTATGTATTCATATTCCCTTTGTAATGACATTGAATAGTCCTCTAGGATGGATTTTAGGAACTCCTCGTCAAGGTCATCCAGTAAACCAGTAAGGTTATATTCATTTTCAAGCTCACCGTCCTCATCCACTGGCGCGTTGTTTATAAATCTATTTCGGTCTATCAGGTATACCGTTGCGGATACCGTTGTCGCACAAGCTTCCCCATGATTGTCTATGATGAGATGAGCGCAAGATTCTGCACTATTCTTAAAATATCCTGTTGCATGTCTATTTCTGTCTAGTCCGAATCCTGTTAGGCATAACCCTATTGTTTCGGCATCCTCATAAGTAAAATCCCACCATTCATAGCATTCATTATTGATGGTGCGTATGTTATCCAGCGCCCTATCCTGTGCTGATTCGCTTAATTCATCAAAATCATATATCTCAATCGTCTTGGTTTTCATATATCCCCCAGAAGCCCCCCAGAGGGGGCTGTTGTTATGCTGCTAATTGAACTTCAATAATCTTCTTGGCATAGTCTGCCGCCTTCCTTGCTGCGCTTGATGCTGTGAATATCGCCCTCTTATCGCCCTTCAAAACCTTGATCCAAGATGCGATGTAACTATCATGCTGTAACTTCCCATCGATCCCACAATCAGAGCATAAGAAAGCCGCGCCTAACTCGGCAACTAATTCCTCGAACGCATAGGCATTGTCCCCAAACCGCGCTCCAAAGGTACGATCCAGCCTAGACTTGTGACCCGTCCAGTGCGTTAACTCATGCAGTGCTGTTGCATGGTAGTCTGCCGCTGATTTGAACTCTCCCTTGTTAGGCAGATGAATTTCATCTTTCGATGGAATGAAGCAAGCCCGCCCCCCGCCATGTATAACCCGCGCTTGACTCATCAAGATCCCCGCCCTTTCGTTATCCTCGAATGACTGACCAGCTTCCAGAACTTTAGGCAGGAACTTATCAGGAAGCCCGTCAATTTGCTGAGTGTTAAATACAGTGAAGGTTTTCAGCATTGGGATAGTCTTGTCCTCCCCTGTTGCTTTATCTTTGACTGCAAGCGGCTTATATAAAATAACTTGAGTTCCTTTCTCGCCCTTCCTAACCTGTCCTCCGACTTCCTGCGCTTGTTTATAGGTCAACCATCCGTTGCTGCTATATGGCGCGAATGAGAGCAAGATATGATTGATACCCTGATAAACATTCCCCGATACAGCGTTATGGGGTGATCCTACGCTTGCCCACGGCTTGACCCATGGGGTCAAACCTGTTTCCAGTGCTGCGACAATCTGATCCGTTATTTCTTGATATTTATCCACGATCCTAGCCCCCAGTAAGTAAATATAATAATTAATAACTTAATTAAAATCTCTTTGCTAATTCTTTGCTAGTAGAGCGCGGCATCCAAACCGCACTCCACTATTAAATTAATGGAGCTTCCAGACTCCATTAATGCGTAACTTTGATATTCAATTCTTTTGTTATCCTTTTCATCGCTGTTCTGATATGTTCGTCCGTGTAGTCGAATTGCTGGTATGAATATATGCTCCACATTTTCGCGCCATGAAATATATCGAATAACATTCTTGTTTCAATATCCTTGACCCGCTGGTCAATTCGTAATGCTTCAAGATGTGCTGGTAACTGGTGCGTAAATGTTGCTACGCGGCTTTTTAGTGTGTTGTAATGTTCTGTAGTCATTTTCATGTCAATCCCCTTATGAGTGTGTATAGCCGTCTTTTTCAATACCTAACCACATTCCGCACCATTGCACCATCAGGCAGTCATACCCGTATTTCACACTCCGGCGGAATTGCAGATATGTCATTCCTTGGTTGTCCTGTTCATGCTTGCGCTTGATAGCCTGTTGCTGTTGTTTTGTTATCATGATCCTAGCCTCCAGTTGATTAATAATTAAGCGATTTTGTATCTTAAGCAGTCGTTATATGATCCCGTGAAGATGATCCTGTATGAGTTCCGGACTTCCGATCCCTTGCAGACAATGACGTTACCGTGCGCGTTTTGCTGTGCTGTGTACATGATTAACCCCTTGTTAAATTGTTTAATCTATTAATCTCAATTTGTGCGTACTTTTTAGCATCCGCCGCTGTTACCAGCCTGTCACCAAATAACACACGGACGTTGCCGCTATAGCTACACTTGATAGCCGGTAGATAATTAAAGCCGCTTTTTTTATAGGTTGCCTTCATGCTGTCACCCCTGTTGTCGCAAATTTTGAAGTGAAATAATAATGATTATCATCAGACCCATATCCCATATCTGATATGTCCCAAAGAATTTCTGCACAATGCTTTTTCTGTAATGCTTTGACTGCTTCATAATGGTTGTTCATAGTATCTAACGAATAATCCCATGCTATGGTTGCGGTTAACTTTCCGGCAGTTGCTTTGATCCTTGACCCACGATGGTTGGTAGGACGTAGATAAGTGGTGATAATAACTCTCATGATGTATCCCCTTAAAAGGTTGTTTAAACAGTTGATGGACGAATGATATCGATGCTATTGTCGGTTGTCAACAGGATAATAGCACTAAATCGATAAGTTGATGATTACAATATGTTCTTAGTTTTAAATAGATGGAAACAGATAGGAAAAGCGGGGTAAATAACGAAGTGGAACAGGATAGAGAATGAATGAAAAGGGTAGGGAATAGAAGGGTATTAATAAGAGGATAGCGGCGGGGTCTATTGGCTACTGTTCGTGCTAATGCTGTATAGTGTTAATAATGGCATTGATTACTAGATAGGGGTCAATAATGAGGAAAGTCCAACAAATAAGGAACGACACGGAAAGCAATTGCATATCATTGACTGGTGACAATAGCACGATGGATCGGAGGGCAGTTGAACCCGAAGGGATACAGCCAAGCGATGACATAGAACAACAAGAAGTAAATGAGAGGGTAGATAAAGAAAAGGATTCTAACGTAGCCCCTGCGGTTAAAGGGGATAGCGGCAAAAGGATTACAAGTTCAATGAGATTGTTTGCTAAGTATTTACTGGAAGGCATGAGCAGAATTGATGCTTATACTAAGGCGTATTCACCACGAACAAGTAGCAGGTCAACGATAACTGCGAACGCCAGCAAACTATTCCACGATAAACGTATCAGTGACCTAATGCAGTCCGTCGAGACCGAGACCAATGCCCGCATAGTCGATGATCAGGTCGCTGTTCGCAGGTATGTAATGGAGCAGTTACACCAACACAGCATCGATGCCAAGACTGTAGGCGATAAGCTTAGAGCATTAGAAATGTTAGGTCGGAGTGTTGCATTGTTCACTGACAAGGTAGAGCAGAAGACAGAAGCGATCAATGCTGATCAACTAAAGAAAGATCTACGCAACCATTTGGTTTTATTGGACAATGTTAGACCGATCAAGACGATAGAGATCATCGCTGAGGACGCTGTTATATTGAGGGACGAATCCCTGTAGAATGAGGCGCAGAGCCATTCTCCGACCCCACGGTGGTGGTATGCACCTGTGGTGAGGAGGGACTCCCCTCCGTCTATACGCTATGATCCACTCCTTCTATTCCCTATTTTTTATCTCTTACGAACATTTGTTCTCATCTCCGTAGGGGGGGGTATATTATATTTTTCAGTGGCTTGACACGAACACTTGTTCTCACTACTATTCATAGTAGCTACACCCGTAGCGGATATGGAGGCTAATATGAAACGACTATTGATCATGCTGTTAATGGCAACGTGGTTTGCGGTAGGGAACGCAGGCAGCAGTCCAAGTGCCTTTGTATGTGTACCCGATGGCAGGGGCGGGATGTGCTGCTGGGAGACCACAGTAGAAGGTCCGTTTAGACCTGTTTCTTGCTAGAGTGGGAAACAAGGGCAGATAAAGAGCTGAAAGCTCTGGGGTAAGTGGAGAAGAGTCTCGGTTGCTTGCAGTCTGGTATAAATAGGAGTGGGAAATGGAAAGGATATTTAACTTGGATGACTTCTCAGTACGGTTTAAGTTTGACCTAGATAGACCGTATGAGGGCATTAAGGCGTTCTGGGAGCCTCGTATACCTAACGAGGCAGAGATGCAGCACCTGCTTCCCTTGTACATGGACGTTAGGACAAAGTATGTTGTATCGTTGATAGTGCAGCACCCAAGCGTAATAGACGGACTTACATCTAACTGGAGTGCAACGTAATGACATGGACTGTAGAGCTTAATATACACAACCTTACTGAGTACAACATAGACGTTGTTAATAACGATGTAGGGGTTGTTGGGGTAATACCTCCTCAAGGCAACTTCAATTGGTCTACTCAAGACCCTAACAATGCTGACGCATTGAGGTTCTGGATAACTCCTAATGTGTATTACATGCAGGGCGGGGTTAACTTTGGACCAGATGCAGGGGTCTATATTGATCGCGGCTGGATGGAAAAACAGAGTATTGAATTGACCGGTGATGTTAATGGTCATCAGTTTGTCCAGAATGGGAATGGAGGGGCAGAGATAGTTCCTTGGAACGGCTTTGAGGGTGGTGGGACTATCAACATGGTCTTTACCTCAGTTTAATGACCAATAAGCAGCTAGAGATTCTAGAGTTCGTCCAGTCCTTTATAAAGACCAAGGGCTTTGCTCCATCCCTGCAGGATATCGCATCTGGTCTGGGACTGAAGTCTAGGTCAAATATCCACAGACATATCCACATCCTAGAGCAAGAGGGGCGAATTAACATGAAGCCCCATAAGTTCAGGACAATCAGGATTGCCCCATCATTGGACGAGATGTTGTCTATATGAAACGCAGTGAGTGTGGAACATGAGCGACCTCCTGACCAGAGAAGAGATCACTGGTTACCTGAGTATCCTTGATACCCTGCCTGCTGGTTCCCCGGACATAGAGAAGATAGATCAGCTATTCAAGGCAGATAAGAAAGAACGCTGCAGGCAGAACTTCCTGCCCTTTGTCCGCCAGATGTGGGGAGCATTCATCCCCGGCAAGCATCATCAGATCATGGCAGATGCCTTTGAAAGAGTCGCAAGAGGAGAACTCAAGCGGCTGATCATCAACATGCCGCCTCGTCATACAAAGTCTGAATTTGCTTCCTTTCTATTTCCTTCTTGGTTTCTGGGTTTGTACCCAGAAAAGAAGATCATCCAAACAGCCCATACCGCAGAACTCGCCGTGGGGTTTGGTCGGAAGGTCAGAAACTTGGTAGGGTCTGCTGATTATCAAGAGGTCTTCTCGACCAAGCTCCAGTCGGACAGCAAAGCAGCCGGTCGCTGGAATACAAACAAAGGCGGGGATTATTTTGCTATTGGGGTTGGGGGCGCGGTAACAGGTAAAGGGGCAGATGTCCTTATCATCGATGATCCTCATTCAGAACAGGAAGCGATGCAAGGAACCCCGCAGGTGTATGATCGCGTATTCGAGTGGTATTCATCCGGTCCTAGACAGCGTCTCCAGCCGGGGGGGGCAATAGTGATCGTCATGTGTATGGTTGGAAGCACCCGTGTGCTTCTATCTGACGGGACAGAAAAGCCATTACGGGATATTTGTATTGGGGATTTGGTAGCAACCTATGAAGATGGAGTACTTGCCACAGCCAAGATAAACAATTGGCAGTCAAGTGGTATTGATTCCATATATACAGTAAAAACGCAATCTGGCAGAATACTTCAAGCAAACGCAAGGCATCCGTTTCTTGTTGATTTTTCTGGAGAGCGCAAATGGATTCAACTGAAAGACCTAAAGCTGAATATGTTGCTTGTAGCAACGAAGGCTGCAACAGACCCGCTAGATCTCAAACAATACCCGGACTCTGCTCTGCTTGCCAAGCAAGAAGAAGTTACCATAAGAAGAACCCGGAAGCCCCGTACCGTCCAATCGGGCATCATGGGAAATGGAAAGGAAAAGACTGCTGGCACTGCAATTCCCACCCTGCTAAAGCCAAAGGATTATGTGGTTACTGCTATTCAAAGCAGTACCCTCCAGAAAAGCCAACCCCAGAGAAAAGCAGAGCGCGGCGCATTAAGCATAGGTACGGAATTACCGGCGAGGAGTATGACCGCATGGTTGCGGAGCGCGGCAACCGGTGTGATGTCTGCGGGGAGCTACCTTCTACAAAAAATACAAGGGCGCACTGGAACGGGAAGCTATGTATCGACCATGACCATGCCACCGGAGTTGTCAGAGGATTGCTCTGCAATGACTGCAACCTTGCCGTTGGATATGGCAAAACACCAGAAAAATTACAACGAGCCGCTGAATACCTACAGCGTCATTCTGGATAAGATAACCAGCATAACGCCTTCTGGAGAAGAAGAGGTTTTTGATGTCGAGGTAGATAGGACTGAGAATTTCATTGCAAATGGGGTTGTTAGCCATAATACTAGGTGGTCTAAGAGAGATCTAACAGGGCAGATCCTTAACAATGCCATCAAGAGAGACTTGGAAGACTGGGAGGTTATAGAGCTACCCGCTCTTCTTCCTAGCGGCAAGCCCTTGTGGGCTGAGTTCTGGAAGCAAACAGAACTAGAGGCTATCAAGGCAGAACTCCCAGTAGCTAAGTGGGAAGCGCAGTACCAGCAGAACCCCACCTCAGAGGGTGGGGCTATCATCAAGCGGGAGATGTGGAAGATCTGGGATAGAGAGAAACCCCCAGAGGTTGACTACATTATCCAGTCTTGGGATACCGCATTCGAGAAAACCAACAGGGCAGATTATTCCGCATGTACAACATGGGGAGTCTTCTATAGGGAAATAGACGGAATTGAACAAGCTAATATTATCGTGCTTGATGCGTTTAAAGAGCGTATGGAGTTCCCAGAACTCAAGCGTACAGCCTATGATCTATGGAAGGAATGGAACCCTGACACCCTCTTGGTGGAGAAGAAAGCAGCGGGTGCGCCGTTAATATATGAGCTGAGAAAGGCAGGTCTGCCTGTTTCGGAATATACACCGGGGAAAGGGTCAGATAAGATAGCGCGTGTAAACGCAGTGTCAGATCTATTTGCATCAGGAATGGTATGGCGACCAGATACAAGATGGGCAGATGAATTGGTAGAGGAGGTGGCTTCCTTTCCTAATGGGGACCATGATGACTTGGTTGATTCAACCACCCAAGCATTGCTCAGATTTAGACGAGGCGGCTTTATTCATCTCTCCTCAGATGAGGAAGATAAAATGTTTATTCCAAAGAAGGCAGCGTATTACTAAGTGGGTAAAAATATCTCTAGAACCAAAAGACCTCTTGGACATAGGGACGGTCAGAGGGTATCTATTGTGGCATCTTTATGGAATAAAAAGATTCCTAGAAGACCCAGCAAAATGGTTACGCAGACAACAGAAGCTAAGAAGGACAAATAAGTATTTATTAGAACTGGCAAAGCAGAAAATGCCAATGTATGACCCTCCGTCTACAGACGAAGTTAAAGACTTTATCCACCAGTCAAAAAATAGGAAGATAAATCATGGCGATTAGTAAATCATTATATAACCTGCCGGTAGGACTAGACTCCACAGAAGAAGAGGCTGTTGAGTATGAGTTACCAGTAGAAGATGATGGCAGTGTTATTGTAGAAATTAATGTTGAATCATTCGATGACAATCTTGCAGAGGTAATTCCAGAGGCAGATCTGGAATCTATTTCATCAGAAATATTAGACGACATTCGTACAGACGTTAGCTCCAGAAAAGAATGGGAAAGAACATATAAAGAAGGTCTAGAGCTATTGGGATTGAAGATAGAAGACCGTACAGAGCCTTGGGATGGGGCTTGTGGCGTGTTTCATCCAATCTTAGCAGAGTCTGTAGTTAAGTTTCAGTCAGAGACAATTATCGAGACATTCCCTGCGTCAGGTCCAGTAAAGACAAAGATTATTGGAATGGTCACCGCTGAGAAGGAAGAGGCTGCTGCTCGTGTTGCTGAAGACATGAACTATGAATTAACTGAGAAGATGGTTGAGTATCGTCAAGAGCATGAAAGGCTTCTCTGGAACCTGCCGATTTCAGGATCGGCATTCAAGAAAGTCTATTATGACCCAAGTCTCTGCCGTCAGGTTTCGATGTTTGTCCCAGCAGAGGACGTAATCGTCCCTTATGGCGCGTCTGATTTGTTCTCCTCGCCAAGGGTCACGCATAGAATGCGTAAGACCCCGAACCTCATCCGTAAATTAATGGTTGCTGGTTTCTATCGGGACATAGAGTTAGGTGACCCCGATACAACCGTTACAGAAATAGAAAAGAAGAAGGATGATGAGGTTGGCGTTAACATTATTGATGATGATCGCCAGCTTATCTATGAAGTGCATCTTGATTATGATATGCCGGGGTATGAAGACCCCGATGGAATCGCTCTGCCTTATGTTGTCACCATCGTTTCCTCCGGTGAGATTCTATCTATCCGCAGAAACTACCTAGAAGATGACAAGCTACGCGAAAAGCGTATGCATTTTGTCCATTATCCCTACATTCCCGGCTTTGGCTTCTATGGATTTGGATTAATCCATCTTGTTGGTGGATTTGCTAAGTCTGCCACCTCAATTCTGCGTCAATTAGTAGATGCTGGGACATTATCCAACCTTCCGGGTGGGTTTAAGTCCAAAGACCTGCGTGTTAAGGGTGACGACACCCCCATAGCACCGGGAGAATGGCGAGATGTGGACGTAACTGGGATGACAATCAAAGATTCAATCATTCCCCTGCCATATAAAGAGCCTTCAGCTACCCTTTATCAGCTTTTGCAGACCATCGTAGAAGAAGGGAGAAAGTTTGCTTCAGTTGCAGACCTGAAAGTAGGAGATATGTCAGCTCAAGCCCCTGTTGGTACGACCCTAGCGATCCTAGAGCGGACGCTAAAGGTCATGAGCGCAGTCCAAGCCCGTGTTCATGCAGCAATGAAGCAAGAGTTTAAACTCCTAGCAGGCATTGTTCGGGATTACACCCCTGAAGACTATGCCTATGAAGTGGATGTCTCTGCAGATAACGCAAGAAAGGCTAAGAAACAGGATTACGACATAGTCGAAATCATCCCTGTATCAGACCCTAACGCATCAACAATGGCTCAACGGGTCGTCCAGTACCAAGCAGCCCTGCAACTTGCCACCACAGCCCCTGCTATCTATGACCTGCCGCAGCTCCATAGGCAGATGCTAGAAGTGTTAGGAATCAAGAACGTAGAGAAGTTAGTTCCAGTAGAAGATGACATTAAACCTAAAGATCCGGTGTCAGAAAACATGTGTATTTTGTCTGGAAAGCCGGTTAAAGCGTTCCTTTATCAGGATCATGAGTCCCATATTAAGGTGCATTTAAACGCCATCATGGACCCAAAGATACAGCAATTGATCGGTCAAAACCCGCAGGCTCCTACCATTCAAGCGGCTTTGCAGTCTCATGTCGCTCAACATGCTGGGTTCCAGTACCGGATAGAGATTGAGAAGATGCTGGGCGTTCAGTTGCCTCCGCCAGACGAGCCATTGCCAGAAGATATCGAGGTGGCTTTGTCAAAGGCTATAGCCGATGCCTCAGACAAGCTGCTTCAGAAAGATCAGGCAGAAGCTCAACAGCAGCAAGCCGCAGCCGCTCAACAAGATCCTCTGGTTCAGATGCAGCAGCAAGAGCTGCAATTGAAGCAGGCAGAACAGCAAAGAAAGGCAGCAAAAGATCAGGCAGATCTAGAGTTTGCAAGAGAAGAATTGCAAAGCAAGGATCAATTAGAGCGCCTGCGTATTCAGTCTCAAACAGAAATAGGATCAATGCAAGTAGAAGCAAGACTCTCTGATAACCAAATGAATAGGGAATTCAAAGAGCATGAGTTGCAAATCAAACAGACCCTAGAAAGCCTGCAGATGCGTTCAGATCTGTCCCAGTCAACTCTGGATAGGGAGCTAAAGCGAAGTTCTGCTCAGGCTAAATTAACTTCAGACGCATTGAAATCAGGAAACGATAGTGGAGCTTAAACATTATCTGCATCGGGAATTGAGTATAGATCAGCAAGGACTGAAGGATACACTCGCCTTCAATCCTGTTGAAGATTTCGCCGCCTATCGAGAGATAGTAGGCGAGATTCGTGGTATCCAGCGAGTGCTAAGACTGTTAGAGGATTTACCTGATGACTGAAGAAGCAAGCAAGTTAGAGCTACCGATACCCAAGGGCTACCGAATCCTGATTGCCATACCGAAGAAGGATAAGGAGTTTAAGGATTCAAAAATATTAATACCTGAAGACCAAAGGCGTAGAGAGGAGACGGCATCAATTGTAGGAGTTGTTGTCACCCTTGGTTCTATGGCGTATCAAGACCCTGAGAAGTTCCCAGATGGTCCTTGGTGTGCTGAAGGCGACTACATCATTATGAGGTCGTATTCTGGTACGAGGTTCAAAATCACCACGCCCGAAGGTGATCAAGAGTTTCGCATAATTAACGATGACACCGTTGAGGCTGTTGTTGCTGATCCACGGGTTGTTACCCGCATTTAAAGGAGGAGTTATGGACGAAAACTATGAAACAGAATCAGACGAACCGGAAGAAAGGTTTGAAATAGAGGTTGTAGACGATACCCCGGAGGCTGATAGGGGAAAAGAGTATCGGGCAAAAGGAGATGTAGATGCCTCAGATGATGAGATATCTCAGTACTCCGATAACGTAAAGAAACGGATTAAAGAGTTAAGTCGGGCTTATCATGACGAGCGCAGAGAGAAAGAGCGTCTTGGTCGTGAGCAGACCGAAACAGTTGCTTTCACAAAGCAACTAGCCGTTCATAACAAGCAACTTCAAGACCGTCTTTCTGCAGGTGAACGAGAGCTTGTCGAGACAAGCAAACAGCGCACAGCGGCTCAGATGGCTCATGCAGAGCGTGAGTACAAGGATGCTTTTGAAGCGGGTGATACTGACCGCATTATTGCAGCCCAAAAACTCTTGTCGGAAAATGTTGTTTATAAAAGGGAACTTGACAACTATCAACATCAGTATCAAGCCCCTTTACATCACGAACAAAAGGTAGTAGAAAGACAACCTGAGATTGTCCCTGATGAACGCACCCAGCAATGGGTTGAAGAAAACGACTGGTTTGATAAAGACTCAGTTATGCGGGGCGCAGCTTTTGGAATACACGACGATCTGGTTAAGACCGGATACGTTGCAGGTTCAGATATCTACTTCGAGCGCTTAAACGCTCGCATCCGGGAGGAATTCCCGCAAAAATTCGGGTCCAAGAGACCTGCCGCGAATGTTGTTGCTTCTGCTTCTAGAGGTACAGCGGGTACTAAAAAAATCTCGCTTACAAAGTCTCAAGTCGCTCTTGCTAAACGACTTAACCTTCCACTAGAAACTTATGCGGCTTATGCTGCCAAGGAGCTTAACAATGTCCGATAGAACCCCACGGGATGTAGTAACACGCACAACAATGGAACGTAAAACGGCTTGGACACCTCCGTCTTTACTTCCAGTTCCAAGACAAGTAGAAGGCACTTCTTATCGCTGGATCAGAAAGATGATGCAGGGACAAGTAGATGACCGGAACATGATGTCTAAACAAGAAGAGGGCTGGATTCCTATTAAAAGAGAAGATCACCCGGAATTGCAGTATTCGGGTAGGACTACAGGACTCGTCGAAACAGGCGGATTAGTACTTTGCAGTATGCCTACGGACTTTGTGAACCAGCGGAATGCTCATTACCGCAAGATCACAGATGCCCAGACAGCCGCTGTAGACTCTAATCTAATGAGAGAAAATGATCCTCGTATGCCTCTTTTCAGTGAGCGCAAGTCGTCCACAAGCAGAGGCAGAAGAGACTAAAGGAGTATTTAAATGGCTTACCCTACTATAAATGGACCTTATGGGCTAAAACCCATAAACCTGATCGGTGGACAAGTATATGCTGGAGCCACTCGTCAGATGGAAATTGAACCAACATACGCTACCAACATTTTTTACGGTGATTTCGTAAAGAGAGTTGTCGGTGGATTTGTTGAGCTTGATGACGGAACGACCGCTAACACCCCAGTCGGTGTGTTTCTTGGTTGCACCTACGTCAGCGCAGTAACGAAACAGCCAGTTCAATCGCAATACTACCCAGCTTCAGTTTCGGTTCAAGCAAATACCGAAATCTACGCTACTGTTGCAGATGATCCTGACACCTTGTTCCAAGTCGCAGTTTGCTCAAGCGGAGTTGTAATGGCTACCGTTACGCAAAATGCAATTGGCACAAACATGTCAATTCTGGCAACCGCTGGTAACACAGCTACCGGAAACAGCAACTTTTCCGTTCTAAGCTCCTCACCAGCAGCTACCAATACGTTCCCAGTACGGGTTATCGATGTTATTCCTGCAACAGCTCCTTCGGCTGGCAACTACGCTGAAGTAATTGTTAAGATTAACTTCGGTATTCATCAGTATAACAATGCAACAGGTTTGGCTTACGCCTAAAAGGAGTTACTTAAATGGCTGCTATATCACGCGCACAACTGCTAAAAGAGTTACTCCCGGGGCTGAATGCCTTATTTGGTCTGGAGTACGCTCGTTACGGCGAAGAACACAAAGAGATTTTTGAAACAGAAACCTCTGAGCGTTCCTTCGAAGAAGAAACAAAACTGGCTGGCTTCTCAGCAGCACCTGTCAAGAACGAAGGCTCTGCCATCGCTTACGACAATGCTCAAGAAGCTTGGACCTCACGCTATCAACACGAAACTATCGCTCTTGGTTTCTCGCTGACTGAAGAAGCAATCGAAGATAACTTGTACGATTCTCTCTCAGCTCGTTACACCAAGGCTTTGGCTCGTGCTATGGCAT